GAGGGCACGGATTGCCCACAGACCACAGAGGAATACGTGGAAATATGTATGTTAAGATCAACATCACAACTCCTGTTATCACAGAAGAAAGTGACAAATTTATTTTAGAAAATTTAAGAGGAAAATATAATGCTTAAATTATTGAAAGAAAATGATCCTCTACTGACACAACGATTAGAACCATTTGAATTTACCAGTGATGTCGACCCTGCGGCTCTAGAAGCAGAGATGACAAAACTCATGCAGGATAACTACGGTATGGGTATCGCTGCCAATCAAGTAGGCTTCGATCGCAGAGTTATCATAGTACAACCGAAAGGGTCAGAACCAATTGGCATGTTTAATCCAGAAATTACAGACAGCAACGGCTCTTGCTCCGATGAAGAAGGGTGTTTGAGTTTTCCAGGATTGTTTATTAAAGTGGAAAGATTTGACACTATTACAGTGAAATACCTTGACAGAAATAATAATTCCTGTACAATAACACTATCGGGCATGGATGCCAAATGTGTCCAACACGAAATAGACCATTTGGATGGTATATGTTTTATAACCAGAGTTAGCAAACTCAAATTAGATTTAGCACGTAAACGACAAAGGAAATTATTAAATGGTAGAACCAAGTGAACAACTGCAAGCGGTCTTTGAAAAGGCTATTAACGATTGCAAAAAACTAGGTCATGAATACATGACACTGGAGCATCTTGCCTTTGCTATGATGTGCGAAGAAAAATTTTATGAAATGATCAAGAACTACGGTTCCGATGCCGACTATATTAAAACTAATTTAGAGCATCACCTTAAAAAACAATGCGACGACATTAAAATACTAACTCCTGGAAAGTTTAAACCAAAAAAAACTCAAACCGTTGAACGTGTACTGAATCGAGCATTTACACAGGTGTTGTTCAGTGGACGTCAAAGTATTGAACTTGTGGATGTTTTTCTAAGTATGCTCAGTGAAAAGCGTAGTTTTGCTGTGTACTATATGTCAAACGGTGGTGTAGAAAAAGACAAATTCACTGACTTTGTCAGCAACGAAATCGAACAAGACGAAGAAGAACACGCATCTGACGGACAAAGTGAAAGAGCACTTCGTGCGTTTACCACTAACCTTAACGACAGTGTTAAAAAGAATAAAATCGATCCTGTTATTGGTCGTGCAGAAGAACTGGAACAAATTGCACTAGGACTTGGACGTAGAACTAAGAACAACGTATTGCTGGTCGGTGATCCAGGTGTAGGTAAAACTGCCATTGCAGAAGGTCTTGCCTATAACATTATTCAAGGCAATGTTCCTCCATTCCTTAAAGAATACACTGTGTATAATTTGGATATTAGCAGTATGCTTGCAGGCAGTAAGTATCGCGGCGACTTTGAAGAACGTTTTAAACTAGTACTCAAGGCACTGCAAAGCAAAGGTAAGACTGTGTTGTTCATTGACGAAGCACACATGATTAGTGGTGCAGGTGCAGGAGGACAACAAAGTAGTAATGACCTTGCTAACATGATGAAGCCTGCTCTAAGCAAAGGCAACATCAAAGTTGTAGCAAGTACTACGTGGGAAGAATATCGCAAGTACTTTGAAAAGGATCGTGCGTTGATGCGCAGATTCCAACGTGTTACTGTAGACGAACCTACTCCAGAAATGGCCAAGGACATCTTGATGGGTGTTAAGAAGTACTACGAAAAACATCACAATGTTGTTATTAACGATGCCGCAGTAGAAGCCGCAGTTAAACTCAGTGTTAAGTACATGACAGATCGCAAGTTGCCAGACAAGGCACTTGATTTGATCGATGTGGCTTGCAGTCGCTTTAACTTGAAAACTCAAGCAGAACGTGTAGTAGACGTTAAGGAAGTTCAATTCGAACTCAGCAAGATGGTTAACCTTCCTGAAGAAACTGTCAGCGAAAAAGAAAGTGCTAACTTGGCTAACCTAGAGAAGAACCTTAAAGGTGAAGTCTACGGTCAGGATAATGCCATTGACGAAATCGTTGATAAGATTCTTGTTGCACAGGCTGGACTTAAGAGTGAAAACAAACCTATCGGTAGTTTTGTATTCATGGGCCCAACTGGCACAGGTAAAACCGAAACTGCTAAACAGTTGAGCAAACAACTTGGCGTTCCTATGATCCGCTTTGACATGTCAGAGTATCAGGAAAAGCACAGTGTTAGTAAATTGATCGGTAGCCCTCCGGGTTACGTGGGCTTTGAAGAGAACGCTGGCTTGTTGATTACTAAACTTCAAGAGAATCCGCATTGCGTATTGTTGCTGGATGAAATTGAAAAGAGCCACCCAGATGTTTCAACTATCTTGTTGCAACTCATGGACAATGGTAAAGTAACTGGCAGCAATGGTAAAGAAGCAGATGCTCGTAACGTAGTATTGATTATGACTACTAACTTGGGCGCGGCGGATGCTGATAAGAATGTCATTGGCTTTGGTAGCCAAGATAATGATTACGAAGACAAAGAACTTAAGAAATTCTTTGCTCCTGAATTCCGTAATCGTTTAGACGGTACTATTATGTTTGGTAAACTAAGCAAGAACACAATGATTAAAATTGTTGGTAAGTTCTTAGTCGAGTTGAAAACACAGGTCAAGGAAAAAGATATCAGTATTACTATCAGTGACGACGCCATTGACTACTTGGTAGACAAAGGCTTCGATAAGAAGATGGGTGCTCGTCCATTGCAACGTGTAATTGACAAGGACATCAAACGTCCAATGTCAAAAGAAATGTTGTTTGGTAGTCTTAAAAACGGCGGTAATGTACACATCGACGTTGCTGATGGTGACATCACTATTAAAGTTTTAGAACATGAAACAGTTAAAGAAAACTAAAAAACTATTCTACGACAAGTATGTATATAAAGCAGTAGTTATTACGCCATTGGCTTCTATGTTCAGGGGCGCCAGTATAGAAAATACACTTGCCGAAATAGATCACTTTTTGAGATCCATGGAATACCAGGGTGAAACATCGAAGGTTGTTGGATCACGCTGGAATTCTAGAAAAGTCACTATTCAAGAAGTTCGTAGAGACTTAGCATTGGTACACTTGCTTTCTTCTGAATCTGAATACTTTATCAGAGTAGAAGGTGACATTTTATCTATATATTCCAGTGATGAAAGCATTATAGACACTGTCACTGAATTATATCAAGGGCATTTAAGAGAAGTGTGGAGACCTGAAAATGACAAGGTCAAGGCATTTTTGTTGAGTACTCCTAAACAGATCATACGATCTGAATATTCTCACAAGTATAAAGTAACAGTTAATGGGTTAAACGATCCCAGCACATTCAAACAGTGGGCAGAAAAAATACCTAAACTTAAAATTATGCCTAGGAACGACTACCTTATCGGTGGGTATTTTTATGTAGCCGATCAAAAAACTCTAAGTTTGTGCCGCATTTTTCTGGGCGATAAGATACGTAGAGTGGATGAATTACGTACTTTTGAGGAAATTTAACCTAACTGCAATATAGCATAAATACTCTACTAACGAGTGTTATGCTATGAAAACTTTTAAAGAATTATTCGAAAACCTTAGTGCTCCGGAAAACTGGCTGGAAGAAACCTATCATAATAATGAGTTCTACGTTCAGTACGGGGATGTAGAAGAAACTTTAGAAGAAGCCGAATATCGCGGTCGTAAAGTACAACTAGGAAAGCCCATGCAAGGTGACGTAAAGAAGTTCAAAGTATACGTCAAGAATGCGCAGGGTAATGTAGTGAAGGTAAACTTTGGCGACCCTAACATGCGAATCAAGAAATCAAATCCAGCACGAAGAAAGAGTTTTCGTGCTCGGCACAATTGCGACAACCCAGGACCGCGTGATAAAGCGAGATACTGGTCATGCAGGAAATGGTAAAATGCTATTAAGAGAACTAGACGAAAAATTTAACTTAGAAGATTCTAATCTATTAGATGATTTGGAATATTACATGATGAACGACGATAAATTTTATCGTCGTATATTATACCCTGAATTATCTTTGATGAAGAATAAATTAGAGGCGGGTAAGGCCTGCGAAGACAATTGTCTAAGACCTTGTGTAGACAAGGCCGCAGTCTTGTATTGCAAAAAATTTAACATTCCAGATAATCATAAATCAGTATTCACTGATATAGATAGAGATGCTGTGGCAAGAAGTATATTTGGAAAAGAACAAGATAACATTGCTAAAGGTCACTATGACGGGAGAAACGAATGATTTTGCTAGAAGGCGGAAATGCGTTTCCAGATGTCACTCCATTCGATCATAAGCATGTAGGTGCTATTTTAAAAACAGTCAATGATGCCTTGGCAAATACAGGCATCAGAGCAATTCCTGTAGGTAGTGCGGCAACTCCAACACCTGGAAAGCAAAGTGGTGATATGGATGTTATTGTCGATGAAACCACTGTACTGGAGTATTTCAAAGCCAAGGATGCTAAATCTGCACGTAAGGCACTGAACGATTATATTGCTGGTAAAGGTTTACAAACTACTCAGAGTGGTATTAATGTACACGTTCGTGTTCCAGTAGAAGATAGTTTTGCACAAGTAGATATCATGGTGTCACAAAATGCAGAACGTGTTAGTAAATTTCACACGCACAACATTCCAGCAAACAGTCCTTACAAGGGTGTTAATAAACAATTAATCATGGCCATACTTGCTAAACAAAAAGGTTACATGTGGAGTGCTTGGCAGGGGTTGTTTAGTCGTACACCTGAAGGCAAAAAAGGCGAATTGGTCTCCGACGACTTAGATGAAATTTCAGAAATACTTACAGGTAAAAAGAACGCATCTGTGTTAGGCAGCGTAGAAAGTCTATTGGCAGCATTGCCAAAGGATCAAGCAGATGCACTGTTAGCCAAGGCTAAAGAAGATCCTAATTGGAAGGAAGTTCCAATTAAACAAGAAAGCGCCGAACTACAGCGCATTAAACATTTGAGTGGTCTATGAGATTAAGAGAATTTTTTATAAAAGAAGCAGACGCTCCTAAACAATTAGGACGAGCATTCAATCACCTCGAAGATCTTGTATTCTTTTATGGTAGTGCAGGAACCATGGAAGCCTTGGATCACATCAAAGACTTTGCCACCGAACAAGGTTCTCAAAGTATTCGCATGAAGTGGGACGGTAATCCTCAAATCTATTGGGGCAGAGAAACAAAAAATGGTCCACTTATACTAGGCGGGCACAACGGCTGGAGTAAAGGTGCCAAAACATCTAGTCCAGAGGAAATCAAAGATTTTATTCAAAACAAAAGTGGTAATCCCAAAACACCCGATGAAGTAAAGGCACGTGAAAAATTTGCAAATGAGTTTGCTAATCTACATGCTTACTTTGATCGTGCAACTCCTAAAAACTTTGTTGGCTTTGTCTACGCCGATGGTTTGTTTTTACAACGTCCTCAGTTGGATAAAGAAGGTGTTTATACATTCTGTCCTAATCCTAAAAGTCAAACATGTTATCATGTACGCAAAGATAGTGGGTTAGGTAAGCGAATATCTAACGCTGACGTGATGGTTGTCGGTCATGCATTTTTCCCAGAATGGGGTATGTCTGATAGTTCACAAAAGCCTATTAGCGACTTTAGTCAATTCAACGGTAATAGTAAACTGATTGTACTAGGACCTATCTATAATAAAAAGCCTGCTCAGATAGATACAGGCGGTGTTGAACAAGTTGAAAAATATCTAAGTCAACACGCACAACAGATCGATGCATTCTTAGAAGATGCCGCAGGACTCAGCGACCTTAAAAACATTCTCTACACTTACGTAAATCAAACAGCCAAGGCCAAGGCTCTAGACAGTTTAGGTGCAAAGCACTTTAACAATTGGTTAACCACCAGTAAAGTAAGTCCTGGTAAACAAGCAAAGATTCAAGAAAAAACACAAGCCAATCCCAATGCCGTTGAAGCCATTTTTACATTAGTAAAAATGATTCAAAATATGAAAGATGATGTAATAGATCAGATCGAAGGCGAACAAGGAGATATCTGGGACACACACGGAGAGGGTCGTGTGCGTTATGCAGATGGTAACAAAAAGTTTGGCAATGTCAAACTAGTACCCCGTAAACGTTGGACACCACAATGAGACTAAGACAATTATTTGAAAATACAGTATCCGAAGTAGCAATTATCTTTGGACGATTTAATCCTCCGCACAAAGGTCACAAGGCCGCTTGGGAGTTGGCCAGTAAGAGTGCTGTATGGTACGTAGGTACTAACGAAAGCACTGTGGGTCCTAAAGATCCGTTGCCCTACGATGTCAAAGTGGAAGCAATGAAAACAGTATGGCCAGAAGTTGAAAGTCATATTGTTGCTGAAACAGGTTGGTTAACATTGGCCAGTAAAGTATATAAACAATATCCAGATGCTACACTATTGTGCTTCACTGACGAAGACTGGGTTACTAAAACTATTCAGCAATATAACGGCAAAGAAGGTCAACACGGTTTTTATAATTTTAAAAATATTGAGCAAAAACCAACTCCACGTTTGAGTAGTGCTACAGCATTGCGTGATGCAGTTACTAAAGGTGACAGGGATGCGTTTAGTAAGGCCGCAGGCGTTGATGCCGATACCCCAGTGGCAGGTAAGCCTTTCTTTGATCTAGTAGCAGAGTATCTGTTACCTTATGCTGATCTTGAAAAAACAATTAAAGATAAAAAAGATAAAGCAGCCAAGAAGAAAGTACCAGAATCTACAGGACAGTTAAGTGTACAACAACTGGCCACTATCAGCGATGAAGCACTAGATAAAGCCTATGGTTACGGTCGTAGTAGTCCAGGTAATACTTTTGGTTGGCAAGCAAATTTAAAATCTGCTGCCTATGCTAAACAAATGATTGACAAGGGCGTTACTGACATCGAAGCAATTAGTGATGCTATCCATAAAGGATGGAATGTTACTGCCAAAGCATTTGTAACTAATCCTGATCAATTTGATGACACTGAAAAATTACGAGCCGCTGGCAAATTAGATGCAAAACTTCAACAGCGTGAAAAGTTAATGAACATAGCATATGCACAGTTGTCCGACGAAGAACAAGAGAAGGATCGTGTAGTTGCGCGAGCAATGTTAACAGCCATTAAAGGCAAACAAGGTATGTCAGAAAGAGTAAGAGATCCAGAAGATTGGGACGAAGGCAACACTGAACCAGGTAATAACTTTGCTGTGTATATCAACGGTAAGAAATGGAAAGTGTTACCTGGACCATACGGTGCATATGCAGACAGTCCAGAAGAGCGTAGAGAATTTTATAGATTAAAAGATATGGCCGAACGCAAGTCTCGAGAGACTGGTAAGAAGTGGGAAGTATCTATCACTGGCGAACCGCCTACAGTATAATGGAACTATCTGATTTAAAACGTCTTGCTGGCATTAATGAATTCAAAGGATTCACTCCTTATGAAGGTATTAACATCTCTATCAGCGGAACAGAAAAACGTGAGTTAGAACGTAAACATGACATTAGACCTGGTACACCTGAATGGTTTCAACTATGGTTCAGTTTACCTTACATGACCGGCGAACCACCTGTAAGCAAAAAATGAGAGCAAAAGAATTCATCGTTGAACGTAAAAAGCGTAAGAAAAAAAGCAAACCTCGCTGGGCCGCATATGGACCTGGTCCTTACGGACTGTACGGTGTGAATACTGGTTACAGTGGCGACGGCGGTGTTAGCGGAGATGGCGGCGGAGTTGGTGAAAACTTTGCAGATGGCAAAAATCCCGGGCGTAAAGGACTTAGCAAACGTGTGGGTATTCCTAAAAAATCAACATTAGGGCAGTTAGAAAAGATTGCCGGCTCCAGTACTGGTGAACGTAGACGTATGGCACAATGGCAACTAAATATGCGTAGAGGAAAGAAAAAATGAAAATCCTAGAAATTATCACAGAATCTAAAACACAATCTTCTAAGCCACGTAACTTTGTAGCAAAAAATGCTATGAAGACAACCAGCGGCGCTGGGGCTCACAAAGATAAAAAGAAAGCCTTAAAACAAGGCGATGTCAAGCACAAGCAAAAACAGTTTGCTGAAGGTGTAGCGGAAGGCGAGCCCGACTATAGTGTTCCAGGTAATTGGAGCGCACATAGTAATTTTCCACCTACTAAAGTGCTGGGATCTGTTTATAATACCAAAGGTGTATATTTAGGTAAATGGGATGGCAAAAGATTAATACCAGATTCCAACCGCGATAGTGTATGGAATAAATGGAGAGATGAGCAGGGGGATGACTGGGCTCGAAATACCATAGCCACAGCACCGCAGATGATTCAAAAAGGTCATTGGACTGTTAAACAAGATAAGCAAGGTGTGGCGGAAACCTATGTAACTGAAAAAGCAAAAAGCAAAGCACAGCAAAAGTTCATGGGCATGGTTTATGCTGCCAAAAAAGGCGAAAAGCCTGCTAGTCCAGAAGTTGCAAAAGCAGCCGCAGGAATGAGCAAAAAGTCTGCTAAAGACTATGCCGCGACCAAGCACAAAGGCAAGCCTGAACACGTAAAAGAAGACGGTGAGGGTGGCGCTTCAGCAGGATCAACAACATCAGCAATGGTGGGTGTGGGTGCAGTTTATAAGAATAAACGGGCTAAAAAGCAAAAACCCGGTACTAATGCCTTAGATATGAATGTAAACTTATTGACTGGTGGCAGCATTAAACGATAAATATAATATCAGGAGATATTTTATGCAAGACGAGATGAAACCGCAGGTTCAGCCACCGCAAGTAGACAACAGTGAAGGGCAAATGGCTCGCGCTGATCTATATCGTGGTGCAAAGAATGCGATGAAACTATTTCAAATGGTCCAGGACGGACAACAATTAGAAGGTTGGGTTCAAGCCAAAATTACTAAAGCCGCTGACTATTTAGATAGTGTTTACCATTACATGGAATATCAAGCAAAGTTTGGACAAGGTGGAGTAGCCATTAGTTTGGACGACATTACCTCTGATGCCGCTGTTTCCAGCAAGCAAGGCGCAGTTTCTGAAGAAGACGATGAAAAGGAAATTAAAGAATCTATGAACTACGAACAAAAACTACAAGCCCTTTTAGAAGG